ATACCGCCTGCGTTGCCCGTTGGATTGACTGCGTTGTCTCCAGTTGTTACACCGAAGCCTGCAGTAGCAGTGTTACCAAGTTGTGAACCTACAGATCCTCCTGCAGCATTCAGACCAGTTGCACTACCTACACCACCAGATACTAAAGATCCCGCTGAGTTAATCTCTGCGCCATCTCCTGAACCTGGATAGTTTTTTTCTAGATTTGTGTTTTGTTCCGACATTATTTTTCACCTCCTAGTGATTTTATTGCTTAGTTAAATAGGTCGGTTGATGTGAGGAAACGACCGCCCCATAGGGATTTTTGAACTTTTGAGGGCTCAAACTGTACGATCTCGCCTAGATCGCCAGACTTACGGAAAGCGGTGTCTTGTTCTACAAGATCTACACGCTTGCCAAACTCATTAAAAGAACCCTTAACATTGTTTACTTCAGCAGATACGGTTTTAACCTCACCTGATACATTGTCAAGAGACTTGTTTAATGCAATAACCTGCTCGTGAAGAGACTTAACGGTTGTTGCTAAATCGCCAAAGGCATTTGTAAGAGAATTTTTAATTTCTGCAATTGCCTCAACAACTGCTTCATTAGATTTTGCTATAACAGTTTCTGTTGCAGCAACTTCTCCCTCTTCTGTTTTTTCAACTGAAGAATTTGCACTACCGTCTTCTGATTTAGCAATAGCGGTTTCTTCAACTGCTGGTGCTTCTTCAGTGACTGCTGGGGCTTCTGCTGCTTCTGTAACAACTTCTGCTGCTACTTCTGCAACTACCTCTGCTGGCTGTGCCTCTGGAGCGACCTGTACTTCTTCAACTGCAGTTTCAACTACTGCTTCTGTTGCTTCAGTCATAGGACTAACCTCCTTTGTAATCTTAATTGTACTAATGCCTTTAGCACTATCAACTAAGAACTTTATCATTTCTGTATTGTTTTTATCTCCCTTTTCAATAAATCCAATATTTTGCATTGGACTTCCTGATGTAGGGCTAGTTTCACTTTCAGATTCTGAAACCATAACAATTCCAGATTCTTTATCCCAAAAAACATTTTCAATTTCTGCCTTTGAAAGATATCCACCAACTACATTTTGACCATTAACCTTTTCAATAGACACAATGTTTGCAAATTGGTTTGCTGGATTATCAACCAAGGACAACTCGTATAGATCGTACTCTTTAATAATTCTAATGCTTTTCTTTAAATCATCATTATATGCATCATCCCAAGTTTTAATATTTCCACCAATTGAGAAACCTTTATAGGTTCCATCTAATACTTTTTCCCATGCATCTTGTGCACCTTTTGAAACATAAGCAGATACGTAAACTCCAGTATAAAACTTTTTTACTGATGGATCAAAGTAACGATCCTCTTTAAATGATACTATCTTTCCTACTGCAGATGGTTGGTGCATTTCTCTTAAATTACCCCTGAAATTTTTGAATGCCTCAATGCTAGACTCAGTTGTTACGATGTCACCTTGTCTATCAACATTATCAAGAGTTGCAAAACCTGAAACTATCCGACGCTCTATATCAATTTTTCCAATAGGCATTGATAGACGAACATTGTCGCCATTAGTTTCCCAATGTGCTTTATTTATTAACATATCGTTATCCATTATACCAAATGTTTTAAGCAATATCTCAATTATTGAGACGATCTGCCTTCACCCTTTGGATTACGACCAGAGATGGTTGTTGGAGAGTCAGAGTTGTTGTTTGTTCTTTCTGCATCTCTTTGACGGTTCCCTGCTAAATTTGCCCTAGCATCTGTTGCTTCTCTTGCAGACATAACAAATGGCTCATCGCCATCCACTCTTTGTGGTAGGTCTAACTTCTCACGAGCCTCGTTTGGAGTCATAACCTGTGTCTTTACATAGCGTTCAATGATTTGAGACTGAGCGATTTCATCTGTTAAGGTTAATTCAATAAACTTAAGTTCAAGGATATCTGTTTTTTCTTTAATGATTTTGTTGACAACCTTTTCAATATGCTTTTGTGCTGGGCGAGAAACCTGCTCTTTAAAGGTACGATCTTGTGAAAGCGCAGCGGCAATACCTGAATCAGTTCCTCCAAGTTTAGAGATAGGCACCTGATGTGCAATAAGGATGTCGTCTCTATTTTGTTTACGATACTCTTTAAAAGATCCTTCTTGAATGCCGTTTTCAATAGGTTCCATCTTAAACTCAACCTTATTGCTTTCTGTATCCCCAGGAAGTGGTATGTACAAAGTTCTATGTGACTGAGATTTAAGCCCAGTTTGCAAGAATCTAAACATCTTATCTTCACCGTCTGCTGATAACTTTGCACCCTTTAACGTTACGATATATCTTGGAACAGCCTTGTTTTCAAAGTAATCAATATTGTATTGTGAAGCAAGTTGGTCTCCAATAAGAGATGGCATTGCTGCAATAATATCTGGAACTCCATAAAATGTGTTTAATGGAGAGTATTCTTTGTAATGAATAATCTCATTTGGGCGTGGATCTGCGGTTACTGGGTTTTTATTCTTTGCCCCAAAGTTTCTAAAATAAACTACAGATTGACCGATAATTTGCACAAAGCCATCATGTAGGCGACGTATACGAACAGTAGTTGCAGGTATGTGACCAAGATATCCAATATCTCCAGTTACCGTTCTACCAATTTCAAGGAATCCGTTTCCAGTTGCCTGAACATCTGTATAAAACTTTTCCATTGTTTTAGTAAACGAATCATCGTCATTAAGATTTTCTAGCCAATCCTTAAGTTCAAGTTTCATTCTTTCAATACGATTACGAGCACGATTTACTGCCTCTTGATCGTCATTCATTTCAAACCTTAGCATCGTTCTATCTGCAATATCAAAACGGTAGCCAAGACCAACTACGTTTTCTACCTTAGCATCAATAGCAGCATGGTTAGCAAATGATGTGTCATAGAAGTTGGCTAACTCATACATGTTATATGGAGGAGTTATTACGTCAAATAGTCCGTAACCATTTCTGTATACCGTGCCAGGATTAATTGCTTTTGATCCAGCATCGGTTCCAGATGGGCTTGCATTTGCTGAATTTAGATATGCAGCATTTATTTCAACTCCAGAATATTTTGTTAAGTTGCGTGTTGTTCTACGACGAAAGTTTTGATCAATTCCAGCGTAATCTTTTAAAGCATCCCAACTTTTATTAAATGGGTCTTGAGAATTAAAAATGCTATCTTCTTTTTCTTCTGTATTAAGACTTGCACGAACATAATCTTCTTCACTCATCTATAGCCCCTTGTCCATGTTTTTCTAATGTCTGTTGTGCTGCATGCCAAGCACCTAAGTCATTCATTGAAGGAATTAATCCTTCTTTTAATCTTGCCTTTTGTTCAGAATACTCTTCTTCGCTAACCTGAGTTAAGCCTGCTACGAATACCGCTTGACCAAGTCCATCGTCTCCATTGTGTATTGCAACTTTTTTTAATTCTGCAATTTTTGTAAGATCTCCACGGTCGGACGGTATGTTTAAAACTGATCCATCTCCGTCTGTAAACCATTTACCCGTAGACGTCTTATATACGTAAAGACCCCAGTCATAGTGCTTATCTATTACCTGACGACGTACATTTTTAACATAGGGTTTACCAGTTTTTGGATTAATTAAGGATTCCATAACCATAAGTATAGCAGACTATACTGGAACGCTGACCGTTGTTTGCCAAACAGTATCGTTATATATCTTAATCTTATCAGCATCAAATATCATGCCTTCTTCGTCATCAATGATAATCTTATTAGTTCCCAAGTACGTCTTATATACGTCTGCTGGGCTTACTCCGTATAGGCTTGAAGAAGAAATAACAAGAACACCTTCCCAAGTAAAGTTGTCTAGCCAATATTGCCATTGGAAATTTGTTGTTCCATCAGTTTTTACTTGTTGCCAAGGTCTATTAAGAGTGCTTTGAACCTGTTGTAGGTTATTTGCTTGATAGTAGGCAATATTATTAAATATCATTGGACCAGTTAGATTAATACCGCCCAAATAAGAGTCAAAGTTTAATGCGGTAGAAAATGCAATTCCTAAGACTCCCCACTCTTTTTTAGTAACAACTGGCTCTCTAACTAAACTTCCATTCCAAAAATATGATAGCCCATTAAACTCTTGACCAGTTTCTTGGCTACGAGCAAAGATCTTTGCCCTAGATCCTTTTTCGCTATCTGCAACCATGTAGAACTTTATTGTGTCTGACTTGTATTTAATTTCAAACAATTCTGTTTGTGTTCCTGGGAAAAAGTCTTCATCGTATCTCATCCAAATTTGAGCAGCACTTATTCTATAATTGTCTGCGGCTGTTTGATTAATTGGAATTGCTATTCCTCTATTAACATTTGTGTCAAATTCACCACGAACCTCTATTCCACTCTTTCTATTTAAATATAAATAAGGGGTGCTTCCTTTATAAATGCTAAATGGATTTTTTGCTTTATAGTCATAATAAATACCAGAACGTTTGTATGGAAACATGTCAAGGCCAAACCTTGTTCCAACTGGGTTAAAAGAGTTATCGTTAAATGCTTGAGAGGCTAACTCTAGTCGTCTCAAAGCAATAGGCTTTGTTAAAATGTTTCTAAGATTAAACTCAAGATGATAAACAATTGCAAGATCGTTAAAGTCTTCAATTTTTGTAGGATAAATTAGGGTATTGTCAACAACTTCAAATTTTTTGTTTGACCAAGTGGTGTGTTCATCCATGTCAACGATTCTTCTTGAGGTTGGCGCAACGGTAGTTGTAAAACTGCTTTGTGGTAGGTTTGCTCCGTCAAAGACATATTGAAAAGTAATATAACTTCTAACAGATGCACTTTCTGTATTGTATTCATAGTATTTCTCAGATTTTTGCATCATGTCTGCGTAGTTGTTCCAGCCGCTAAACAAAAAATTGTCTAACTGATAGTATGTTTTTTGAGTAGGGCTTGCATACTCATTCTGTAAATCTCCGTAGGTCCAACTATTTACCACAACTTCGTTTTCAACTGATTCTGAAGGAGCAGGGTAGCCTATATTAAATTGTAGAAAATCTATATCATAAAATTGATTTCCATCTTCACTTGCCACGTATTGAGCAAAATAAGATAAAGGTAGGTAGTCTTGCCAGTATCCAGAGACGCCAATGTCTAAGAAAAATTTATCATAGGCTTCTGTTGGTAATAAGGTATAACTTGCTGTATGTTCAATTAAGGCTACAGAGGTTTCTTCTGTTGCCCCGCTTTCTGACAAATCATCAAATAATACAAAACCATCTTCGTCAAAGTAATCTTCTATCTCAACCGTATTAGATGCAGTAGATAATCCAACAGAATAAATTTTACCAGTAAACGTATTCTCTGCTTCTTCATCTCCTCCTACGTATAGTTTTAATCCATTTTGATTTCCAAAAAAGGATGAAACGTTTTCTCCAAATGTATTTGTTATTGTTTGAAGGTTTAGCCCTACCGAAAACAACTGGTCTGATTCAAGATTTTCTGTTGTGTAAACTAACTCTTCCACTCCGTTATAGTTTAAAACATATTTAATTAAATCTTCTTCTTGTCTAACAATAAAAAAATCATTAGTTAAAGAGTTATATATTTTAAGAAGTGTCTGTGGCTGTACCGCTCCAGACTCTGGTCCAATATCGGTTGTACTAAAAACTGCATAGACAGATCTAACCTGATCGTTTAAAACATTAAATTGTGGAAAGTTAAAGTAGCACTGTTCTGAATTCCAACTATTATTAGGCCTAAAAGTAACAAACTTGTATGATTCTGCTTCCGATTCAGCATAACCAGTTTGTTCTACTTCACAGTCATCATACAACTGTTGAAGCGTCTTAGTGTCTAAAAATATTTCTGGTAGTTGATATGCTGGTGTAGTAATTGCCGTATCGGTTGTAACCAAGTTATCAAAGGAGCCTTGCTGCCACTGTGCAAAATCTGGATAATTATAATTAGCAGTGTAGTCTGCAAATGAATAATCAATAAAAGCAGATGTTCCTCCATAGGCAGAGTTAATTCCTTCTGGAGAAAGAACTCCCTGACCATACACCCATCTACGTTTAGCAACCGTTACTGGAACTTGATAAGGATAGATAGCCACACAATCAATTTCCACAGGAGTTACGTCTGAATAAGCATAGAAGCCTAGCCAATCTTGAGACTCTCCTGCTACTTCTGGTAATGGTAAGTCAAGTGTTTCTGTATCAATTGTCATAGAAATTACTTGTTCTCCATTGATCAATACCGTTGCAGAATTACGGATTAATCGAATATTAATAAGCATTGGTCTGTACCATTCACCAACGAAATGTGAAGAAAACGTGTTTCCAATTACTAAAGTTAAAAAGCCGCCTTCTACATACAATCCATTTGTTCCTACAATTGGACCAAATATTCTTTTAGGAGTTGGGGTGTCTGAGTTAATTCTTGCCCAAAATTCTACGGTGTATTCTTTATATCTACCCGCTTCATTTAAAAACCCCTTACCAGGAATAATGACAGAAGGATCTCCACCAACATTTGGTAACAATTTTGTTACTCCAGAGGCGCCGAACACTAACGGTACACTAGAGTTTTTTGCAACCAAGGCATTGTCATTAACTAAATAGTATCCTTCTTCTGTTGATATTCCGTAGGCTGATGCTGGAATAAC